ATTATGGGAGGCACTACATAGTTCTGCCCACCGTTGCGTATGGTTATGGTGTTTAATCTATTGGTAAGATTGCAAGTGGCCCGTGCTTGACTGACAGCACCCCCGCCAGTGACAGTGATAGTAGGTGCTCCGGTATAGCCCGAGCCAGCGTTGGCCACTGTGATGCCTGTTAGCCTGCCTGCTAGATATGCCACAGCAGTGGCTACAGTATTGATATTGGCTGCGCCAGGATTAAAGGTCACAGTGGGCGGTGCGTCGTAGATACCAGGATCTACTATATTGATCTGTACTATGCTGTTGCCTGCAAATGTAATGGTAGCATTGGCCGTGTTGGCTGCTTGTAAGGCAGCATTAGCACCCAGACCTGGACTGAATGTAACAGCGGTATTGGCATCGTCGGGGTTATAACCATCACCCACATTGGTGATTTCCACGGATTCCACGCCATAAGTGATCTGCGCCAAGCCCAGGGCATTGGCGCCACCGCCGCCGGCAAATGTAACATTGGGAGTATGCGTGTATCCATCTCCAGCATCCAAGATCACGCACTGATCTACCGCACCAGTGATAGTGGCTGCGAGATTGGCACCTGTGCCTGTTCCATATACTGAAACTATGGGAGCAGAAGTATAACCCCGACCACGGTCAGTGATACGCACTGTTTTTATAATGCTGTTGCTGGCACGCTCTATGCTCCAGCTAGCGGGCTGTGCTGGTATGGCCACGGATTCGGCAGCTGTGATTATGGCCCTGCAGGTACCCAAGCGGCTGTTGATGTTTTCCATCTGCTTGGCTAGCAAGAGATTCTCACCGTCGTTGGATATCAATCGCAGAGTAAAACTAAACAAGCTGATGTCCACTGGCTTTTGTTCTTGGTTAAGAAACTGAAAACTCAGGACGTTGTCTACACCTTTGTTGATGATAAGTTTCTTACTAAACACTGGACTCCACCTGTACGTTGTATTTAACTCTGTGTCAACAAGAAGAACGATGGATTTTTGGTCCACTAAATATGCTGAACTTGAGTACATAGTCACATATTTATGCCCAATGATTTCCAGGAACTGTTAAAGGAAAAGTACCCGTTTTTGACGCTACTGCGCTATGCCACCACGGAATACGTGGGCATAGTTCAGAACTCTGATGACATCATCACTACTTTGTATGATTTTGGCAGTATAACCGATGCCGATCTCAAACGTAGTTTTGTAGAATTGGCCAATGTTTGGTGGTGGGAAAGCAATCGCAGCATACCCATTAACATTTTCCTCAAGCAGGACTGGGAAATATTCCGTCCCTTTCTCAAGACTTTTATCAACAAAGATATCCAAGTGCTCTTGGGACCAGTGACCAGCCTAAACGACATAGCCCGCAAAAAGATCAAACGTAAATCAATTACCCTGGTCAAGAGACTGGACTAGGTTCATGTGCAGTGCCACTAGGTGTGCATAAGCGATACTGTGGCTTTTCTTGAAATAATACCCATCCAATTCTGGTGCCCAGACATGCTGTGCTACTTCTGCCCAGGGTCTGCCCTGTAGATATCGTTTGGCTGGTCTTATGACAGCGATAAACATGGCCATACGTGCTAGAGTATCCACTGGTTCAGGCATGCGTTGCAGTTGGTCCCACGCATTGTTGATATGCACGATCTTGCCAACAAAGTCACGATCCAACAATCGCGCCCATGGCGGAGTTCTTGTTAACATATCGTCATAATGCTGTTGATCACGTATCAGTTGATACACTGAATTGTTCAAAAGATCGATCTTGAAATAGCCACGTTGCTCGGCTTGTTGATAGTCTATGCTGGCATAGCCATGTAAGGTATCCTTGGGTATGTCAGTGACATAAACACCAGAATTGTGTCTAGTCAACTGATCATTTTTACGCTGGCTGGCTGCGGTATATTGGATCAACTGCAACACTTGATCACGATTGGCCAAGTCAATGTCGATGTCTGCGGCGATCTTCATAGGCCCTGTTGCTGTAGATCGTGCTCTATCTTTAGTTGGCTAGCAGAGTAATCACGGAAACGCTGCGGCCAATAGTCGGGGTCGATCCAACTATAAATTATTTCCTGCTGTTTAGAATCTAATCTCGCCACAAACTCATGTCCTGAGGCGCAGTTAAGAATAGTCCATGCTGTGACTCTGCCGGCTGTGATATCACGTATGATAAGATTGGCATTGAGATATCGAAAGTAGTCCCTGTAGTTGGCCAGGCTGCTGTAACCTTGCATGGTTTCTATAGCACGAGTCACAGCGTCTTCAGCGTCCTCTCTGCGAGTATGCGTCAATAAAAATTGTTCGTAGACAGTGTCACTGGCCCAATGATAATCTATCTTAAGTTTGCGTTGCTCGGGAGCCAGTAACCATCGGACATATTGTGGAAATGCTATGACTCTGGCATCCACACAGTATCTACCAAACTTGACCAGCACACGATATAAACTGTTGTTTTCAAAACTGTGCCACTCGTCTGCTACCTGCTGTCCCAAGCTGCGTTTAATGGCTATATAAGCCTGCATACCCAATAGCACAGGCTTTTCACCGCGGCTGTTGAATCGGCGTTTGGGCTCGCAGAGATGCGCCAGCAGTGTGGATTCTCTGCTGAACTCTCGTTGACAATGTTGGCATTTATGTTTTGTCGTGTCCAAGATCTCGGTTATATTGTTTGATGTCTGCGTCTGTGATCAATTGATCCAATACTTCTGCGTCGGCTGTTTTCATTCCAGGAAACAGTTCTCGCAAGGTTTTAGTGCGTCGAGTTTCCTTGGACTTTTTGACACGTGGCCACGAATGTCTCTGTCGCCCCAGCCCAGGGCTGGCTGCGATCAACATATACCACTGTAGTTTAGGATGCCTGCTGAGAAGGAAAATGTTTTTGTTGGCATAGTGATTGTACAGTTGCACATACCCCGACTGCACATCTGGTCCGGCGTCGACATAACTCATCCAGCGCAGGGCCATATAAGCAGAAAACTTCTTACGGTCTTCTGCAGATAACTGATCATAGTATCCGCGATCTCTGCGATCTATAGCAGCCAGCAAGTCCCATAGGAAGTTATCTCGTTCGGCCACTACCAAGCCTTTCTATAGTCTACCACTTCGCAGTTGCGGCTGATGTCTTTGACAAAATACACGCATTCTGGATTGGGTTCGTCGTCCAAGGGCACGCACAGCATCTGTCCGTTTTTTAATTTAGGAGCGTACCAAGTGATCTCATGATACACATCAATGATCTGCGTGTCAAGGAAACTGGGACGGAATGATGTCAAGGGATTGAACTGGAATGCCTTGAATCCGCGATCATTCAAGCTGGTCAAGGGCAAGACTTCCAAGTCACCTAATTCAGGTTCGCCTATCAGTATCTTCCAATCCAAGGGCATTTTTATGCGATGCCGGCCCACTTGTAGTATCAGTGCGGGACTGGTAAACGATTCTAAGAATATCAATGGTATATAGTGATAGTCGGGTTCATCGGGGTTGCCGTTGTCGAATACGCCAAAACGCAGGTCGTCGATCTGTTCGGGCAAACTGTCTAATTCATAACTGCAGTTGTCTAAGGTCAAGATTTTCATATAACAATTATACTATAGATTGCACAGGTGTCAACCTAACGATACTCCAGTTTCTCTTGTGTATAGGGATATTCCGCTTCTTTGTAAAAAGTTTTGCGTTTGGTCAAATGCCGCTTGGCAAATCTGCAGGTGCTGGTTATGTCCCAGATCTGAACAAAGTCTTTGTCTTCTGCTTTACGAATGCCACGACCAATTGACTGGATAACACGCACAAAAGACTTGCCAGGCTCAACAAGCACCAAATTAAAAATACGGGGAATGTTAATACCAACTGCGGCCACACCGTAAGTAGCGACAATGATTTTGTCTGTTGTCTCCGATACTTCATCATAATGATCTTGCCTTTCTCCTGCTTTGGTAGCACCTGATATGAATACAGCGCGGTCGCCCAGTCTATCTACCAAGGCCCGCCCGGCTGTGATACGATCCACTAGGATCAATGTATTGCCAGTCTTGTTTACTTCCTGCACCAGCCCTGCTATGGCATCCAGTCGATCCGCGTCTTCCAACAAAAACTTTAATTCGCTTTGATAGTTGGTATGTTCCTGATGATCTACCAACTGCACTACGTTGACATGACACTGTGCCAACACGCCCTGCTGCTGTAATTCAGCAGCTGATAACTGTCCTACCACGGGACCTATGCTGACGTGCAGTGCTTGGGATTCAAACTTTTCTTTGGGTATGGTGCCAGTCAGGCCCCAGCGTATGGGTATCTGGCTCATGACACCGGTCAGTAGAGTTTTCAATGCATCGGCCTTGGCCATGTGTACTTCATCTACTATGACACAGATCACGCCTTCTATAAAATCACCAATGGTAACATCGCCCACAGAATTTTTTGTGTTTTTCAATAAATTGTTGAGACTTTGCCAAGTGCAGATTGTATGAGTCTTGTTATATTCCTTGCGATCTCCAAAGTACACGCCCACATCTAGACCAAGATTAATGTAGTCCTTTTCTGTTTGAGTCACGAGACTTTTGTTGGGTACTATGACTATGGTCCTGCCATGCGATTCGCACAGTTGGCTCAGCGCGGCAGTCATGATAGTCTTGCCTGCGCCTGTGGCAATCTCCTGCAGACACTGAGGGCTCTTGACGAAATTGTTAATGATACTGACTTGATAGTCTCGAAGTACTATGGGTTGACCTTCTGCAGGATGACCTCGGGGCCAAGTTCTGTCAGCAAAACTGTTTTCTGTGATCTCGGGAAATTCAAAATCTCGACTGTATTCACGGAGATCTTCTAGATCTATGTCATATCCTTCTTCTTCCAGCACAGGCAGTATCTCGGGCAAGAGATTGACATAAGTGCTGCCACCCAACTGGAAAAAACTTACCTTACCGTTCCAGCGTCCCATGCGAACTGCTGGCAAATATCTAGCATAAGGCACTTCATATTCAAACAAGCGCATGAGCCTGCGTCTGGTTTCCAGTTCCAAGCCTTCGATTTTGACATTGACTTCGTCTTTGATGATTAAGGTGGCTGTGCCTACCATGAGGTATTCCCGTCGAGATAGTCCTCGCGATGATATTGAGGATCGATATAATAGATGATTTTTCTAGCGATCTGTGCTGGCAGTGAACCAACGTCCCAGACTACAAGACCACGGCTTTTATTTATAACTATGTCCACTGAGTCAAAATCAATGGCCTGATAGTTGTATTGATAATCGTCCATGAATTCCCATTCGGGATTTCTGCTTCTGGCCCGATGGTATGTGCTGACCCTGTTGGGCCATCGTTGCTGTATGT